AGATGAAACGATATTTAGACAATTTGAAATAGCAAATAATATACCTTTAGAATCTAATCTAATAGCTATTGGTATGGACTTTGGTTATTCAAATGATCCTACTGCTATTGCTGAGGTTTATAAGCTAAACGATAATTTGTATATTAATGAGCTAATATATAGCAAAGGATTAACAAATCAGGATATAGCAGAAAAGCTAAGAGAATTAAATATAACAAGACAAACAGAAATAATTGCAGATAGTGCAGAGCCTAAGTCAATAGAAGAACTGCATAGATTAGGCTACAATATTAAGGGTGCTAAGAAAGGGGCAGATAGTATTAATATGGGTATTGATGTATTAAGAAGATTTAAAATAAACATAACAAAGAACAGCACAAATGCTATAAACGAATTTAAGCACTACAAATGGCTTACGGATAAGAACGGACATATTGTTAATAAGCCTGCAACAAACCAAAAGGATCACTTGTTAGATGCTATAAGATATGTTGCGTTAAACAAGCTAATGACAAATTATAGTGGACAATACTATATTTTATAAACGATTATTAACAAAATATATATACTATTAAAATGGAAAGACTAAAAAAGAAAGTTGAAATTCCTACTGATTGGACAGGTATAACGATAGAAATGTACCAAAAGTTTGAGAAGTTAAAAAGAAAGAAATTAAAAGAACAGGATTTTAACATAGAGGTATTAGGAATTATATGTGGATTAGATAAGGAAATGATTGACAGAATGGAAGCTAGAAGCCTTAATAAGGTTTTAAAAAGTATTTCATTTTTAGCTGTTGAGCCTGATACTGATGAGCTACAAAAAAAGGTAGAATGGAATGGAACTACTTATGGTTTTATACCTAATCTTAGTGAGATAACTATAGGAGAGTATGTAGATATAGAAAACCACTGTAAAGAAGCTCATAAGAATCTGCATAAGATTATGAGTGTACTATATAGACCTATAGTCAAAGAAACTAAAACAAGGTATAGTATAGAGCCTTATAGTCCTAGTGAGTATATAGAGGAGGAATTTTTAGACTTTCCTGTACTTCCCTCAATGTCAGCATTGAGTTTTTTTTTTCGTTTAGGGAAAAAACTACCAATAGCTTTAGTCAGATATTCGAGGGAAACGAGGGAGAGGTTGAAGAAAAAAGCCTAAGTGGTAAGTGGGGTTGGTATAATATAATCTTTGCTTTAGCAAATGATAATATTTTAAACATTAAAAAAGTAACAGAATTGGAGCTATATTTAGTATTAACCTATTTATGCTACCAACAAGATAAAACAAGTACAGAAAAAAATAACTATGATAACTTTCAAAAACATAATAGATGATTTTAGTAATATAGCTACTAATCATTATTTAATTAATTCCTTTCATTCAGGATTCTTAGATGAGGTAGATATAAACAAACTTGACCAAGCTGACTTTCCAATACTATATTGTGAGCCAGGAACAGCAACTATTAATATGGGTGTATTAACATACTCATTTACAATATTTGTTTTAGATCTTTTAAAAGAAGATTTATCAAATAGAAATGCAGTTTGGACAAGTAACCTACAAATAACTCAAGATATAATAGCAGAATTTAGACAGAACTTAGCTTTACAAACATCAGGAGGAGATAGTGGTAAAAAGTTAAGTTATGTACCTGATGAAGCTGTTTTAGATTTACCAATAACTACTGAGCCTTTTACTGCAAGATTTGCTAATATTCTTACAGGGTGGTCTGCAAGTATGTCAATACAAGTAAACAACTCTAATAATCTCTGTGATGCTCCTATAGAGCCTTCAGACAATAACCCTAATACATAATGGCAGTAGTATTTAGATTAAGGGGTACAGATGGTAAATTTGTAAAGGGAAAAGCTAAGAACTTAGAAAAGGCTATGACTAGCTTTGGATCAAAGGTTATAAAAGAGGGTAGAGCTATACTTAATCAAAAAGGAAAAAGAACTCAAGAGAATACTCTATTTAATCAATTTCATTATACTATGAGTAGTACAGATAGTACGATTACTATGGGGTTTGAGTTTGGAGATGCTGATGATTATTGGCAATTTGTAGATCAAGGAGTTAAAGGTGTTGGTGGTTTTAAAGGTAGTGGAATGGCAAGGGGTGGAAATAGTCCTTTTAAATTTAAGTATGCAAATCCTGGAGGAGCTATGGTAAATGCTATTAGAGGTTGGATAAAAAACAAGCCTATTAGCTTAGGAGATAGTAATGAGATAGGAACAGCTTTTGCAATAGGATATTCTATAAAACGCAGAGGATTAGAAAGAACAATGTTCTACTCTAGACCTGTAGAGAAAGCATTACAAACCCTACCTGATGAGGTTTTAGAGGCTTTTAGATTAGACTTTAGTAAATTAATAGATAAATTACCTAACAAGATAATAATAGATTAAATGGCAACAACAATAACACAGAAACCAAATAAATTAGCAGCAGCTTATAGTCCTATGGTATTTGTACTATCAGAAAGTAGCTCTGCAATATATAATGGATTTAAATTTAGATATATAGTACAGGTATTTATTGATGATGTAGAAAAAGCTAAATTAAAGTTACATAAAAACGCTAGTGATGATTGCGTTGTAGATATTTCAAAAATAGTAAAAACATATTTAGAAACACAAACTAAAAATGTTGGAAATGTCACAACAACATATAGCGGATCAATACACGAAATAGGTGTATCATCTACAGGTCAGCAATTCTCTAGAAACAATAATCAGCTTTGCAAGGTTACAGTAAAGGCAGGACACGAGGTTGCAACTTCTGCTACTTCTGCACCATCTGAAACCTTAGATGCAGATAGTGATACTATATATGCTATACCTGCAACAACACCTTATACTAAAACAGCAACTAATGTAGGTGGTTTAGATGAAGATGGCGTTAATAAACCACTAACATTTTTTGAAAATAATTTAACATCAGAAGATAGCTACAGCTTTTTAACTAATGCTCCTACAGTTCAATTTGTAAGAGGTAGTAGTACAAGTGCTGATAATAAAGACTTGCTTACAATTTGTTTTAAACAAGGTAATAATGCTTCTACAAGTTTATTAGATTTTGGTGAAAAAATTGAATACATAAAAGTTGAGTATTTTAATTCTAGTGGGGTTGCTATTGCAGGTACATCAGGTGGTGTAACATATTACAACTTTACAAATAGTGCAACTGAGGGAGGAGCAACAGCAGCTCAGGCAGTTACAGTTAATGGTAGTATATTATACTTTGGTTGTGGCACAAGAAATTTAGAGGTGCAAGATCAAGATACTGATGCTAGACCTAGCAATCATTTAAACTGGGCATATTATAGAGTATCAGGTCATACAGCTAGTTCAAGTGCAGTTGATACTTATAGAGCAACAAAACAATATTATTTTTATAGATATGGTAGTGGGGCAAGTGTAGATGATAGACACCAAAGCTGTACAAGGTATGACAATGTTAGACTTGCTTGGCGAAATAGGTTAGGATCGTGGGATTATTTTAACTTTAGAGGAAAATCAATAGAGAGCTTAGATATTAAAAAAGAATCTATGTCAAGCGTAGCAGGAACGTGGGATAGCACAACTTTTGATTACAATAACTGGGATAGGGGTGCAGGTACACTATATACAGAGGCTAAAAGAAAATTAACTATAAATAGTGATTGGCTTAATGAAGATGAGGCAGTTTGGTTAGAGGAACTATTTACAAGTATTAATGTTCAAATAATAGATGACAATGATATAATTTACCCTGTTGTTTTAACTGATAAAGCATACACTAAAAAAACAAGTGTAAATAATAAAATAAAAATACAGTACAATATTAAATTAGAGTACGCTAACAATGTAAGAACTAATAGTTAATGGATATAAGATTAGTAGCATATCGTAGAAACCTATCAACAGATAGCACATACAATGTAAAAGAGTTTGAATTAGATTTACAAAAAAACCCTAATGTAATAGTTAATTATAACTGGATAGATTTAAAAAGTCCTGAAAAAAGAAAATCAAGTTTTAGTCAAACAATTAAGCTACCTTTTACAAATAGAAATAGTAAATTTTTTGAAAATTGGTTTGATGTTAATTTAGATACGCTTGTTTATAATACAAAGAAAAAATTTGAGGCTATATTATATATAGATAGCGTACAGCAATTAAAAGGTTTTATAGAATTAAAATCTATTTACCTAAATGCAAGATTATATGAGGTAGCTCTTTTTGGTGATACAGCAAACTTTTTTACTGATATAAAAGATAATAGACTAAAAGATGCTTTTAGAACTCAAGACACAACTAATCCAAGTTTATTTATAGAAGATAATCAATTAGATCATAAATTAACTTTAGCTAATATTTATAATAGTTGGGGAACAGGATTAACTACAGTTGCATCTACTACTACTAATGATATAATGTACCCTATTATAGATTATGGACATACACAAGTTCCTTTTTCTGATTCTATGTTCTGGAATCCATCAGACCTATGGACAGTAACAGATGAGGAGGGTGGAGATTTAAATACAGCTTTAAGTAATTATGGTATGGTTGTAGGCTCTAATTTAAAACCTGCAATTAGATTACAAAGATTATTTCATATAATAACACAAAAAGCAGGTTATCAAGTTAAAAGTTCTTTTATGGGTATTGATGATACAGCAGAAACTCCTATAACAGATACACAATTTTTTAGTAGATTATTTATGACGCTATCTACACAGCACGATAAAGTACAATCTATTTTTAATACAAGTGGTGGTAGTGAAGCTCCTTTTGTTGGTTTTGAGGCTAATATGAGTGCATCAACAAATTCAGATGTACAAATAGCAGGTTGGACAGGATTTGAAAATTCAGGTACATATACTAATTTAGTAGTTAATAACGAAGTTTATGATCCAAATAATTTATATAACGATAGTTTAGCAGATTGGGGTATTAGTGGCTATCTAACAAACACACCATCTATTCAAATACCTTTAAATACTGATGGAAACCAATCTCTACTACCTCAGGGAAATTTTGAGGTAAAAGTAACTATTTCTATAACACTACCAGCAACTACAACAACAGGAGGAGATTATGGTGATAGCTTAAATGCTAAATTAAATTGGGTAAGTCAAACAACAGGCTATTATCTTAATGAAGATGCAGGCTATACTAACAACTTTCAAATATACGGAGCTAATCAAGATATGGCTGCTGGAGAAACAACTACAATGGAATTTACTCAGCTTTTACCAAACAATCCTGGAGAAATATTTTATTTAAAATTACAATTTTGGTGGGATAGCTATAATGCAAGTGGAACTTATGTAAATGTAACTGTTAATTCTTGTACTATAGAAACTATGCAATCAGGCGTTACTACTATAATGGGTGGTGGTATAAATGGAGAGGTGCAAATGTACCATAATATGCCTGATATGACACAATCAGACTTTGTTAAAGACTTAATAAATAGATTTAATTTAATTGTTAGCACAGATCCTGATAATGAAAGATTACTATTAATTGAGCCTTATCAAGATTATATAAATGATGGAACTACTTTATATTGGACAGACAAACTAGATACCTCTAAAGAAATGGTTGTAAAATCAACCAATCAGTTACAGTATAGACATTTAAAATATTCAGATTTAAAAGATGAAGATATTTTAAACCAAAGGTATATTGAGCAAAGAAATTTAGTTTATGGAGAGTATAATGAATTTAGAAACAATGATTTTGCAGGAAAGGAGTTTACAAACTTTTCTAAAATGTCACCTTTTATAGCACAAGGTATAGGTCATTATGGTTACAATCAAGCAACAGGATTACCTGGAATTAGTGGAGCATCACCTGTAACTAATGTAGCTGTAGCTTATTGTTTTGGTGCAAAATTAGGTGAAGAATCAAAACCTTTGTCTAATATTAAGCCTAAATTATTTTATTATAGTGGAACACCTGTACAAGTAACAGGAACAAATACTTTAACTGATAACGATTATGACTTTCACTTATTATCTCCTCAATATATGCAAAGCTATGATGCTTATAATGTTCCTAATAATGAGTTCCCTTTGTGCCTACAATATGATTTAAATACATTAGGTGATATAACAGCAGACACTAAAATACTTAATTGGACTTATTATACACCAAACTTTAATTCAGGTTTTACCTTTAATGTTTTTGGTAACACCTATTCTACACACGGATATTTTGAGGACTACTGGGCACAATACATAAATGAGCTATATTCAGATGAAGCTAGAATTATGGACTGTTATATAAATTTAGATGCACAAGATATAAGGCTATTTAATGAGAAAGGTTTTCAAAACAAATACTATATTAAAAATACTTTATGGAGAGTTATTAGCATACAAGGACATTTAATAGGTGCAAATAAATCAACAAAAGTAACCCTTTTAAAAGTTATAGATAAATTAACAAGTGAGTGTGGTGCAATTCCAGCTTTTACTGCAAGTGGTTTAATGACTTGGACTGATTCAGCAACAGGATCATCTACAACAATAACTAACTCTTGCTGTGAAGAAGTAAATGATAATTGGACTTTTGTTCAAACAAATGCAACTACAGGAGAGGGAGATTGTTATAGTGATGATAGTGTAACAGGTGGGGTGACTGATATAGCTACAAGTTTACCAATGCCGTCTATGTTAAATTTAGAATCTAATTATATAGTAAATAATTCTTTAGGTAACGCTAATGCTACCTGTTTTTATTTGCAAAGTCAAACCCTAGATAATACTAATGAATACAACTTTAGCTTTATGGGTAATCAAACTACGTTAATGTTGTTTCCTATATCAACAATGACTTATATTAAAATGACTATAATGGGAAGCATAATGTCAGGAACAAATACAGGGAAAGTAGGTTATTTTGAAGCAGATACTATGATAGTAAATAGAAATGAAGCTAATTTATATGTAGGGGCAGCAGGAGGTACTTTATTAAAAACAAATAAAGACACAGCATTTACTAATCCAACTTTAAATATATCATCAACAACAAATAAAAGGTGGACACCTAAAATAACTGGTGGAGCTGATGAGGTTGTTAATTGGACAGCAAAAGTAGAGGTTATAAGGCAGCCTATTTCAGAGGGAGATCCTATACAAATAAAAGCATTATTCCAAAATTCAGCAGGTATATTATTTGAAAACTTAAATAACTTAGAATGGAACTAAAAAAATACGCACAAATGATACCTTTAGTATTAAAGGTTATTAGCAATAATGATCTTGAAGATGAGCAGCTTGATTTTGTATATGGACAAGAAGAATATACAAAAGATTTAAGTAAAGTAAAAAAACAGTTTAAAAGACAATTAAAAAAGACATTTAGATATGGCAGTAGGTAAGAAAGTAATGGAGCTTCTATTTAGAGTAAAATCAAAAGAAGCAAAAAAAGATATTAAGGAAGTAGGAGATAATTTAAAGAAAGTAGGTGTAGGTGGTAAATTAGCTCAAGGTGGATTAAATCTAATGGGTAAGGGTTTTAATAAAATTGGAGTTGCTATAAAGGCAGCAGGTATAGGTTTGTTTCTTACTTTACTTACTCAGCTTACAGGACTATTTGCACAGAATCAAAAATCAGCAGATACCTTTCAAAGAATAATGATTAAACTGAAGCCTGTATTTGATGCTGTAGGTAAAGTAATAGAATTTGTAGCAAGTGCATTAGAAACGCTTATAGACTTATTTACAGGAGCTATAGGCTGGATTGGTAGTTTAATAGGTGTTACAAATGATGCAACTTCTGCTTCTGATAACTTTGCAGACAGTTTAGTAGAACAAAGAAAAAAAGTGCAGTTATTAGAAAGTGAATTAGCTATGCTACAACTACAATATCAAAGAGAGGCAGAGTTAATGCGACAAATAAGAGATGATGAAATGCTTTCTATAGATGAAAGAATACAAGCAAACTTTGAACTTGGAAAGATATTAGAAGAACAATTAAGGCACGAAAGAAATATTGCAGCAGAGTTTCTACAATTAGCAGAAATGGAATTATCAATAAACAAAGATAATATAGAGCTACAAAAAGCAGTAATGGATCAAAAGGTTAAACTAGCAGAAATAGATGAAAGGATTACAGGACAAAGATCAGAGCAATTAGTAAACCTAAACTCATTAGAAAGAGAAAGAGAAGCACAACAAAAAGAAGCATCAGCAAAAAGAGAGGAACAATTAAAGAAAGAGGCAGAAATGCTACAAGAATTAATTGATTTACAGAATGAAGATATTAAGGTAACTAAAGAAAAATTTAGAACTATTAATGAACAGTTTGATAATGCAGAAGAACAGAATCAGAAGCAAATAGATGAGCTAAATAGACAGATGAACGCTGAATTAAATGCTCATAAAACAAAGGTTAATAATGCTAAAGAAAATATACAATTAAAAAATGAGGAAGTAGAAAATTTTAAACAAAGTAATAAGGATCTAATACAATCTGATATAGATAGAGCAAACTCTTTTAAAGAAATAGCAAAAAAAGAATTAGCAGATATAGGACAACTAAGTCCTTTTATGAATGTTGAAACTATGGAAGATTTTCAAAAAGTGCAAGAGAAAGCTATGGAAGAACACGCTGTAAAAGTACAAGAATTTGCAGACCAAATGGGTGGCTCAGTAGAGGAAGTTATGGACGAAGATAATTTTTTAGGAAAGTTTACTTTTGCAAGACAGGAGCTACTAGAAGAACAGGAAATGTTAATGTTAAATTTTGCTACAGCAAGAAAGAATATATTAAAAGAAACAGAACAAACAGGAGATGCTATTGTAGAAATAACTGAGGAGCAGATACAAATGTCTCAAGAATCTGCTAATAAAAGTATATCAGTAGTAGAAAATGCTTCTGCTACTGAATTAGCTATTAAAGAAAAATATGCTAAACTTATAAGTGATACAGAACAAAGTCTAATTGATACTACCGATACACTACAAGAACAAGCAAATGATGAGTTATTTTTACACTTTGAAACTGCACAAGAAAAAGAACTTAGATTAGCTACAGAAAAATACGATAAATTATTAGGATTAGCTCAAAACAATGTAGAGCAAACTAAACTACTAGAAGAAGAAAAAGAAGAAGTTTTATCAGAAATTAGAGATAGAGAGGGTAAGAAGATCATTCAAAATAGTATTAATTTATTTAATAAGTTAAAAAAAGAAAAAGAGAAACAAGATAAATTAGACAAATTAGCTGTAGAGAATAAAAAGAAAATGGAAATAGATGCAGCTAAACAGACTTTATCAATGGGTGTTGCTTTAGCAAAAGAGGGTACTGCTGAATACAAAGTTCTAGCAAGTGCAGAAACAATTATGTCTACTTTTTCTGCAGCAACTAAGGCTCTAGATGATGTGCCTAGTCCTTTTAATTTTGTACAAGCAGGTCTAATAATTACAGCAGGTCTAAAAAATTTAAAAGAAATACAGAAAACTAAAGTACCAGGTGGAAGTAGTGGACAAAGTATGGGTAATATAGATATGGGATCAGGGGTTAATCCTGATATGGGTGGAGATGTACCTGCTTTGCCCACATTTGGTGCTATAGGAACAGATGCTCCACCTATTCAGGCTTTTGTTGTTGAAAGTGATGTTAGTAATGCACAGGCACTACAAAGTGAGCTTGATTTACAAGGCACCTTATAAACAAAATATTAACTTTTTATATATAATAATACAATGGGAGAAAAAAACAAAAGAAGATTAATAGAGCTAATCATAGACGAAGAATCTGAAAGGTTTGGAGTTGAGGCTATAAGCCTTGTTGAGTTTCCTGCAATAGAAGAAAACTGGGTATTCTTTAATAAAGACAACTTTCTATCTTTAGCTAAATTAGATGAAGAAAAGAAAACATTAGTAGGGGCAGTTCTTATTCCTGAAAAAGAAATTCCAAGATACGATCAAGACTTAAATGAAGAATATTTAGTTTACTTTAGTAAAGATACTATTAAAAAGGCTCAGGAGCTATTTATGAGCAGTTTAAACAACAATAACGCAACCTATGAGCATAAGATACCTATTGAGGGTTTAAGCGTTGTAGAGAGCTGGATAAAGGAAGATGAAAAAATAGATAAATCTTCACAATATGGTTTTAAAAATATGCCTACAGGAACTTGGTTTGTTAAAATGAAAGTAAACAATAGCGAAGTGTGGGATAAAGTAAAAAAGGGTGAAGTCAAAGGGTTTAGCATAGAGGGTTATTTTACTGATAAATTAATAGAGGCTACTATGCACGATTTTACAAAGAAAAAGTCTTTTGAGGATCTTAAAGGTAAAATAGAAATAGTTGGTGTTATGGATAATGAGCCTTTATTTGCTACTAAAGAAGAAGCTGAAATGTATGCTAAGTTATTTAAGAACTGTGAGGGTTATCACGAACACGAGGAAAATGGTGTAATTAGATATATGGCTTGTACAGACCATTCACAAGCTACTGAAATGGGTAAGAAAAAGAAAAAGAAAAAGAAAAAATATTACGATAAAGAATTACTATCTGATGAGGACTTGTTAGATAGAATTAGATTAATAATAGCTCAAGATGAGAAACAAGAATTTGATCTAATGAAAGAATACATTACGAAAAAGGCTTTAGCTAAATACCCTTTTACGCAGTGTATTGCTGATATGAAGAAAAAGTACGGAAAAAACTCTGCTGCTAAGATATGTTCAGCTATAAAAAAAGGTACTAAAAACAGGTAGCTTAAAAACGAAAATTAAAAAATTATATATAATAATAAAAAGAATATTACAATGAAAGACACATTAGAAAAAATCAAAACCTTGTTGTCTGTTGATAACAAAAAATCTAAGGAAGTTAAAATGTATGCTGAAATGATATTAGAAGATGGCAGAGTTGTGGCTACCGAAGATGAGGACTTTGCAATAGGCTCAGCAGTTTTTGTAGTAAATGATGATGGCGAGGCTAGTGCCTTAGCATCAGGATCTTATACAATGGAAAATGGAGCTAAAGTAACTATTGATGATGATGGTAAAATTTCAGATATGGGAGAGGAGGCAGAAGAAGTAGAGGCAGAAGATGAGAATAAAGAAGAAATGGAAGAATCAGAAGATGTAGATTTAAAAAAATCTTATGATGAGTTAGCTAAAAGAGTTGATGAGCTTGAGAAAAAAATGTATAAAAAGGAAGATATGTCAGAAGAAACTGAGGAAACAGTAGAAGAAGAAGTTGTTGAGGAGGCTGTTGAGGAAAAGGTTGAGATGTCTAAAGATATGGTAAACAGTTTGGTAGAAGAAGTAGAGCATTTAAAAGCTAAGTTGGTAGAATTTGAAAAAGAACCAGCAGCAAAGGGTTTTAAACACAATCCTGAGCCTATTTCTAAAAATAAAACTGTTAATATGTCAAAACTTTCTACGCAAGAAAGAGTGGCGTACTTTATGAATAAACTTAATAATAATAACTAAAATTTAAATAAAATGGCGAATAAAAAATATAATTTTGCTGATACGGTAACTTCTAACTATGCTGGTGAAGCAGCAGCAGGTTATATATCAGCTGCGTTACTTTCAGGTACTACTATGGCTGAAAATAACATAACATTTTTAAACAATGTTAAATACAAAGCAAATTTAAGAAAGATCACTATTGCAGGAACTGCAGGTAATCTGATGGCTGATGCAACTTGTGATTTTACTGATTCAGGTACGCTAACTTATGCAGAAAGAGTACTAGAGCCTAGAAACTTTGATGTTAATATGCAACTTTGTAAGCAAGATTACCTATCTTCTTGGGAGGGTGCAAATATGACAGCAGGTTTAAATGGAACTGTGCCTCAAGAATTTGGTAACTACATTATAGGGCAAACTGCTGCAAGAATTTCTCAAGAAATAGAAAAGTCTATTTGGGACGGAACTACTGATGAAAACGGACAGTTTGATGGCTTTAGAAAATTATTACTTGCTGATGGTGATGTAAATGATGTAGCAGGTGCTACTACTTTATCAGCTGCTAATATCGTAGCTGAAATAACTAAAGTACTTAACACTATACCTTCAGCTGTTTATGGTAAAGAAGATTTAAGAATTTTTATACCTACATCAGCTTATAGATTTTATCAACAAGCTCAAGCTGCACTTGGTTATGCTAACTTATACCAAGCTCAAGGTGAAGTACCTTTAACTTTTACAGGTATTCAATTAGCTCACGCTCCAGGTTTGGCTGATAACACTATGGTAGCAGGTAGAGTATCTAATATGTTTATGGGGTCAGATGGCTCAAGCTCAGAAGTTAAGTTATTAGATA